GTATCCCTTTTTTTGTCATAACTGATTGATTTTCAATAAAAAATTTTTAAAAATATTTTACAAAATGCTTGGAAAATCCAAATATATTTATTATATTTACTATGTAATAAGAGATGAGAGATATGAAACTAGGATTAGTAAGAATGAGTGGTGAGAGAGTCATTGGGGTTCAGTACTTTGAATCAAAGTTCTCGAGAGAGTTGGGTGAGAAACTCAGAATAAATGGGGTTGAGTGGATAGTGGGTGTGATTGCCGATGATAAAAACTCCATCATCAAAGTTCTTAACGAAATTGTTAGAATAGAAAATTCTCTTATAAGAACAAAGCAAAGAGATAGGGATAGAGAGATTAATGCTCAAATCACCCAAATGTTCATCCAGGCATATAAATCAGTACTAAATCAGTAAGAGATAACCCTAACCCCCTAAAAATATGAACGATTTCGATTTCTTCACAGTCAACGCTTCTTCTAACCGAATCACTTCGTTGATGAAGCTACCAAATGTAAAACGTAGTAACATTGAACATAGAGTACACTATGGTAGTGGTAAGTTCCCTACCCACCTCTATAAGGTAACGCTTGGTTATTATGATGTGATGGAGTTTGGACACTTCGGAGCGAGAGAAAGAGCTAATAAACATATAGAGGATGTATTGGCTACAAAGCCTGATAATGTTATAATGAGTTTGAAATTTTACCCTAGGGATTAAAAATAAATATGAGAAAAGGCTTGGAAAACCCAAATATATTTACTATCTTTATTATGTAATCAAAAGAGATAAGTTATGAAAAATATGATTGATGTAGAATTAACCGAGTTGGAACTTAAAGTAATGGAATCTTATGTTTCAATGTTGTACGCTGAACCGGGTTTCTCCGATGTAGATGCGAAAGATATAAGTGAGGATATAGGAATCTCAACCAAAAGTGTTAGAGGTGCGTTGGGTTCGTTGGTTAAAAAAGGAATCATTAGTTTAGATGAAAATGATAGTGGTTATGTTATTATTTACTTAAACAATGCTTATTGGTATTTGGTAAATGAGAATTGGGCTGCTGAAGCTAATATGTATTTGTAATAAAATTTAAAACTTAAAATATAAAAGATATGAACTATTCAGAATTATCAAAATTATCAATTGAAGAATTGCGTAGTATTAATTCGTTAGTAGTGGATTTAATTAAACAAAAACGAACCATTGCTTCATTAGAGAAAAAAGTGGGGTTGAGAGTTGGTATGAATGTTAGGGTAAATCACCCTAAGTTGGCTGGTAAGGAGTTATCTATTAATAAGATTAACCGAACCAAAGCCACTTTAAGTGTAAAGAGTGGTGGTGTGTTTATCGTTCCAATTTCGTTAATTGAAGCGGTTTAAAATAGATTAAATAGTAAATATGAAAGATAGTAGGGAGAAATCTCTACTATTTTTTTATTTTGTAAAAACATTATATATATCTATATACAAAATATAGTTTTATTATGCAAGAAAAAAAATACGATTTTCCAACGGAGGTTATAACATTACCATCAGAGGGTAAAGTTTATCCACAATCTAATCCACTTTCAAAGGGAACGATTGAAATTAAGTATATGACAGCAAGGGAAGAAGAGATTCTAGCATCCCCAAATTTGATTAAAAAAGGTGTTGTTTTGGATAAATTATTTGAATCTATTATAGTAGATAAGGATATAAACCCATCCGATATCGTTGTAGGTGATAAAAATGCTATTATGTTAGCTACAAGAATTTTAGCGTATGGTCCTGAATATGAAGTAGAAGTTAGTGATGATTATGGTCAAAAACATACAATAAAAATTGATTTATCCAAAGTTAGAACAAAAGAAATAGATACTTCTTTATTGAGTAGTGAAAATAGATATGAGTTTAAAACTCCATCTGGATATAATTTAGTGTTAAGGCTTCTTTCTCATGGAGATGAATTAAAAATAGATGATGATATAAAAGCATTATCTAAATTTAATAAAGGAGGGGTGACCGGTGAATTAACAACTAGATATAGATACATGATAGCCGAAGTTGATGGAAAAAGCGATACGAAAAGTATTGTAGATTTTATCAACAACAAATTTATATCAAGAGATACAAAAGCAGTTAGAGAATTTATTAAATCTATTCAACCAGATGTTGTAATGGAATATGAATATGAAGATCCCGAAAGTGGAGAAAAGGAGGTACGCCCGATTCCGATGGGCGTAGGGTTTTTTTACCCTTCCACCTAATTATTCAGTATTAATACATTCTCAAATATGGGAATTGTGTTATTATGGTAATGGGTTTATTCAATCAGATGTTTATGGGATGCCAGTTCATTTAAGAAATTTTTACTATAATAAATTAGTAGAAACAAAGAAAAAGGAAAATGAATCGGTTCAAAAAAATAATAGAGTAACGGCACAAAAAACACCATCTAAAGTGAGAGTTAATAGATAACTCTCATTTTATTTTATATGATATTTATAAACGAGATAAACTATTCTAAAATGAAAATCACAAAAAAAGAATCAATACTATTTAAAGAAACTCATAATAAATGGTTAAATGAGGATAATTTTTTGGCTAAATTGTTTGCAAAGAAAGTAAAAAGTGCTTTATTAAATGATAAAGAACTTAAACAGGCAGTAGAAGATGCTGATAAGCATGTAGAAGATGCGAGAAATAAAATTGAATCACATTTAGATAACGATAAAGAAGCTGTAAAAAAATACATACCTGCTGATGTAAGAAAATATTTAGGATTTGATTACTAAAATAAAACGATTAAATGGCAGAGCACGGACATCAAAATAAATCACAAGAAGAGTATAATGAATTACTTGGAATGACTCAATCCCTTTTGGGGAAGATGAGTGATGCTATGTCAGAATTAGATTCTCAAACTGATAAGAGAAATAAAAAACTTTCAACACAAATATCGCTTACAAAAGCAATAATAGGTGATTTGCAGAATGAGAAAGATTTGCAAGCGGCCATTAACCTTTTAACTCAAAATTCAAACAATATATCTTCTCAAAATTTTGGAGTAAATCAGAAATTAGTGAAAGCATATCAGGCGCAAGTATCCGCTTTACAAGGTATATTACAAAAACAACAAGATGCAGCAAAAATATTAGGAAGAGTAAATGGTATAGTAGATGGTGTTAAAGATAAATTTCATGATGTATTCCACGCTATTGAACATGGATTGAGTGATATACCATTTATAGGTGAAAAATTAAAAAATGCGTTTCAACCTTTTGCCGAAAAATCACAAAGAATGTTTGGATTGGTTGCTGATAAATTCAAAATGGGATTTAGTAGAGCCTTTCAATCTTCGTTGGCAAGCGGGGCAAGTTTTAGTAAAGCAACTTTTTCAGGTTTAAGTGCAGGATTTAGTGGTGCTACAAAATTAGCAGTGAGATTTGCTGGAATGTTAGGGCCTATTGCTATTGGTGTATTGGCAATTGGAGCTGCAATTGGATTAGGTTGGCATAGAATGCATGATTTGGAAAAAGCTGCAACCGATTTTAAAACTACAACAGGATTAGCTACTGCCGATTTGCATGAACTTGAATACACTATTAAAAATGTTAGTAATAAGTTTGGAGTATTAGGTGTTAGTGCGGAAGATGTTGGTAAAATAATGAGTGATTTTACTACTGCAATGGATGGGATGTCAATACCCGCAGAAAGTACTGTTGCGGCATTAGCAGTAATGAGTAAAAACTTTGGTGTGAATGCAAAAAGTGCTTCCGAAGTAAATAAAGTTTTCCAAAATATGGGAGGCTTTTCAGAAGCGGCAGCAACATCATTAACCATGTCAGCGGTAGAAATGGCTAATATGGTTGGAGTTTCTCCTGATCAGGTAATCAAAGATATGGCAGATAATGCCGGACAAGCATACCAATACTTTAGAGGTTCACCACAGGAATTAGTAAAAGCAGCAGTTTATGCGGCTAAGATGGGTTCTTCAATTAAAGATATGACTGCGAGTGCTAATAAACTTTTGGATTTTGAAGAAAGTATATCAAAAGAATTAGAAGCATCTGCATTATTAGGAACTAATTTAGATTTTTCAAAAGCCAGAGAATTGGCATTTACCGGAGATTTGTTAGGAATGCAAAAAGAACTAACAAAAGAATTGGCAAATGTTGGAGATATCAGTAAGATGTCTACATATGAAAAACAGGCATTAGTAGATGCTACCGGTCAAGAATTAGATACTTTGATGAACACTCAAAGAATTTATAATAAATTTGGTAGTTTAGATGATGCAAGATTGGCAGCGGCAAATGATTTAATTGCGAGTGGTAAAGATATTACAAATGTAAGTGAAGCGGATTTAGAAGCTCAAACTGAAAGATTGGCTAAGCAACAAAAGATGCAGGATATGATGGGGCAACTGAATAATAGTATGAGTGCCATCGGAACTGCTATGGGAGATGCATTTGCACCAGTTGCATCGATGTTTTTAGGAGTTTTATCCGGAGCAGCTAAATTATTAGCAGCCGTTCTAATCCCTGCTTTTCAAGGATTAGGATTTGTAATTAAAATGGCTTTATATCCATTTACTTTATTGGGTAAAATGTTTGGAAGTTTGATTGAATACGCTAAACAATATTCAGATTATATTGCAGCAGCTGGTATAGGTGCAGCGATTGTATATGGTATTCAACAAAGACAATTGATAGTAGAAACTGCGTTAAATGTACAAAAATTTATAGGAACTCAGCTATCGAAAGAAGGTTATTTTTATAAAATGTATGAATTTGTTCAAACTAAATTAGCAGCGGGGGCTCAATTGATATACAACGGATATATTTTAGTTGCAAATGCAATAAAGAAAAGAGGTTTGTTAGCAGGTATAGCTGAAATGGCGATTACCGCATTTAGTTCATTGGCTAAAATTCCAATTGTCGGTGTTGCATTAGGAGCGGTAGCCGCAGCTGGAGCATTAGCATTGGGTTATTCTTTATTTTCAAAAGCGGGTGACGTATTCTCACCAGCTGATGGTAAAACCCAAATCTCTACAAAAGAAGGAGGATTATTTGAATTATCTTCAAACGATGATGTATTAGCAGCACCTGGATTAGGCGCTGCGATGCAGAATGCAGGAGGAGGTGGTGGAATCGTTGCTACATCGGGTGGAGAAGGTGGTGGAGTTGCTACATTAATTAATAGTTTAATAGCTGAAATGCAAGGAATGAGAAATGATTTAGCAACAGGTAAAGTAGCCGTTTATATGGATGGTCAATTAGTTACATCTAAAATTGCAAGTGTTGCAAGTAAAAATCCAGTAACATAATAAAGTAATGCCTACGATACTAGAATTATTTAAATCTTCAAAAGAGAATAAACAAATACCTCAGGAAAAGGCAAAAACTTATGTTGCCTCAAGAGGTCAATTTCTTATTGATAGAGAAAACAAATTAGGAAATTTAATTGAAAAAAGATTTGACCCTTTGCAAGAAACTGCATTAGAGCAGGAATTGAGTGGATTGAGACCTATGAGGTTAGTTAATTCACCGACATTGTACGGAACTGAAATAATAAGAATTACAACTCAAAAAACATCTGATGTTGATGCAATGAAACTTTCTAAAAATCCTAATCAACAAATCAGTTTAGGTAAAATAGGAAAGTTTATAGAAAAAGGAATTGGGTTTGTAAATAAAACATTAGGAACTCCTCAGAATGTTTTTCCAACTTATGTAATTAATACAAAAGAATTTAAGGAAGGAAGAACTCCTAATAAAATGATTGATTTAGCAGAAATCAGAAAAGATGCCAGAGGGTCACAATTAGGTAGATTTTTGAAAGATACTGGTGCGGGAACTCCGAATCAATTGGCTAAACAATCATTCGGAAAAGGAATTAATTTAGCAAAGAGTGCGATAAGAAGTGCATTATTGGGTAGTAGAGTTATTCCCGTAACATCTGGAAGTTTAGATAATTTTAATCAAAAATACTTCGAAGATGAGAACGGAGGAACATATTCTGATTCGATGAAGGATTTAACATTAGGAGGTTCTTTACAATCATTCGATATATCAAAAGTTTCACCTGTCTTTGGATTAGATAGAAGTGCAGATGGGGGTTTATTTGGAACACCGCGAAGATTTGCAAATAGAGAAATCGTATATGGATTCCAATTATCTCAAAATACATCTCACCAAAAAAGAGGAGAGCCTTCACAGAAAGATTTAATTGATAAGTTTAATACACCAGATAGGAATTATTCATTTGGTGGAAAAGCTAGTGAATTAAACGATGAAGCAAAAAAGAAAAAGTTTCAAGAAAATGAGATTCTACGATTTATTAAACCTAATTATTTACTAAAAAATAATTGGAAAAAGGATAGGTATTCGACTGATACTACTAAAAGATCATATCATAATAATACTGAAAAAGTATATGATAATAAATTAGATAACAGAAGAGGTTTATTTTCAGATAGAGATATTTTAAATCAAACTGGAAGATTAGCTGAATCTGAATTAAAGACAATAAAATATAATGGTAGAACATTAGATGAAGTTGATTTAATACCATTAAAATTTCAAAGAGTAAATGATGGTGCATCTGTCTTTTTCAGAGCCACAATGACAGGATTTAACGAACAATTTTCTCCGAGTTGGGAAAATACAAAAATGTTAGGTTCGCCATTTAGTTTTTACAATTATAGCGGAATAGAAAGAAAGGTAAGTTTTAACTTAAAGGCCTATTCAATGTCTCAGGCTGAATTAGTAATGATGTGGAGAAGATTGGAATTTTTAGCTCATTGCACATATCCATATCAATACAATGCAGGTATAGTAGAACCTACTTTATTATATTTTACATATGGAAATATTTACAACAAAAAAGCCTGTTTTGTTGATAGTTTATCATATTCAATAGAAGATGCAGAAAATCTTTGGGAATTAGGTGGTGGATTATTAAAGACAAAAGCCGGAACATATAATACTGAATTTGGCAAGAAATTTTACGGTGGTGCTTTAAATGGTGAAGAAAATTCAAAAGAAAATGGTAAAGGTGCAAAGGTTAGTGAACTTGGATTAGATGTTCAATCTGATGCATCTGGAGTGTATTCAGCTAGGGCGACTCGAATTGAGGGAAATGAGATATATGATAAAAATTTAAAACGTTCAAATATTGTAAATACTGAAATACAACGAAATCAGGTAAGTAATGGTAATTATAATATGGATAACTATAAATTACCTAAAATTATAAGTATAACCACAACACTTACATTCATAGAAACAAAAGCTACTACTGATTTCAATCTTTATGGATACGGTAAAAAAGTAATGTAATGAGATATAACTTAAAAAATATAAAGAGATTGGATGATGGTAAAAAGGTGTTAAAGACATCTATACCTAAAACTATTCCCAAAAAGGATGATGATATATACATTATTACACAAGAAACTGATAGATTAGATTTATTAGCAAATGAATTTTATAAAGATAGTTCCTTATGGTGGATTATCGCTACCGCTAATAATTTGAATGGTGTAAATATTGGGTTAGAAGCAGGATTGCAATTAAGAATTCCGAAAAATAAATTTGATATAATAAATCAATACTAATGGCGTTTCCTTTTTATAAAAGTATAGATTCATATATAGTAAGTGAGTTAAGGGCTAGATCATCAGAAAATAATGTTCAGCTATCAAAATTAGTGCCTTGGATTAAAGCAACAACAAGTTTAGAAGGAAGGTATTCAATAGGAACTGATTCGTATTCAACTTTATTTGATGGTAGTTCAACTGATGCTTATCGTAATACTTCTGAATGGAGATATAGACCTAATCCCATCATAACGGATTTCTCTGTGGATTTTGCTAGTAGGGGAACGTTGAGGAGATGCACATTAAAAATAAAATGTTTTACACCGGAGCAATTAAGATTGATTCAACAAAATTTTTTAGAACCCGGTATAAGTGTGTATGTTCAATGGGGTTGGAATTATTCAGTTAGAACAAATAAAGCAATTGGGCCAACTGATGTAAGTGCGGGTACTGTTCAAAAATACAATAGAAATGCAGCTGAATTAAATAGTATAAGAGCGGCCAATCAAGGTTGTTATGATAATTTCGTTGGAATAATCGGTGGAGGAGAATCAACTATATCTGGATTAGAATTTGATGTTGATGTAAAGATGGTTTCGTTAGGAGAAATTTTAATGGGAAAAAGTGGAGAAACTGTAACACCGACAACAACTGCCGAACCTATAAAACCATTAAGCCATCCAAATAGTAAAGCATCATTAGAACAAAGCAGAAATAAAAAATTAAATTGGGTATATTGTTATGACCAGTTACCCGATGAATTAAGAAATAATAATACTCTTAAAATAGAAGATACATTTAAGTATGAATCTGATTTTATAAATTATAATGAAAGTTTAGTTACCGAAGCAAAAGAGGAGACTAGCGAAGGTTGGTTTAGTGGTAATTTGACATTTAAGGGAAAATCTTTTGAAGCAGCTGATGCTGATAATCCAATCAATGGGGGTAAATTTATGAGTTTTGATGCATTTATTAAATTGATGAATGCAGCTAGAATTAAGTTAAGTTCGGCTAATGTTGATTTCTCAATAGATATTTCAAACACTTATATTGGTGGATTTTCTAGAATTTTTTCTACCGATGAAAGAATTTTTATTCCTAATTCGACTTGTTACAATTATTTGGACGATATTATTTTATTAAATCCATCCGGTGCTCCATCCGGAACTGCATTGGATACATCAGTAAATGGTAGATCATTTCCAAAGACCGGTGCTACTACGGTAACATTCGAAGGTCAATCGGTAACTTTGCCAGCCGGTAAACATGGTTGGATTGGGGATGTTTATATCGAAAATGAAATGGCAATGGAGGCATTAAAGGATCAAACCACTCCAATAAAAGAAGTTTTAGATGGTGTTTTAAAAAAAATGGAAGAAGCAGTAGAAGGGCTTTGGTCGTTTCAAATACTAGAAGATAATTCAGGTACAACAAAATTAAGAATTGCTGATGCAAATTTAAGAAATGTAAGAAGTGGAAATGGTGGATCAAATATTGAAGTATTTGATATGTTTGGGACAAATAGTTTCTTTTTAAATGCGAGTTTTAATTTAGACATTCCGAAAGAAATGGCTAGTAAAGTGTATATGGAAAAATCAGTTGATAACGTTCAATCAACCGATGAATTGACTGGAATATTTTCATCTAAAAAAGATGTTGTATTAGGAAAATTGAATAAAGAAGCATATGATTCTACCATAAAAACTCCGGAGGAAGAAGACCCTAAACAAAAATGGATTGAATTCCGAAGAAATATAAAATTATTAGTAAACCCCAAAATAATTTCAGTTGCAGATATAGGAGATGGTAATATGGATGAATGGGCGATATGTGGTAGTTTCTTAAATAAAAGAAAATTTAACGACATAAGAAAAGCAGATTTGGGATATACCGGAGGGGGTGAAGTTTATAATGGAAGAACTTTACCAGTAGGATTTGATTTTAGTGTATTAGGTATGAGTGGTTTTCAAGTCGGTCATCTATTTAGTGTAAAGGGATTACCTCCACAATATGGTATTGGAAGAGGAGCATTTCAGGTAGAAGAAATAACCCACAAAATTGATGGTAAGCAATGGGTTACGGATGTTAAGAGTCATTTTAGACCTTTTTATAAGTAAATTATGATTGATAATTATAAAAAATTAAAAACAATACCTATTAAGAATAGAACACCTAAAGCATATTTCCCTAATCCAACTAATAGAGATTATGAAATAGGTTTTATTAGAAGGTATTTTACTCAAATGAGAGCTACACCCGGTGCACCTATATTTGAAATAAGCGAGGATACATATGCTGATTATTCAGATACTCCTTATTATGTTGGTGTAAAAATAAATTGGAAAATTACCGGTGATTTAGAAGATACATATACCGAAAATGGTGAATATATCCCATCGGTTCATACTGTAAATTCATTATCAATTATAGAAGGAGAAAAAATAATACCAGAATTGAATTTATATTTGGTAAATACAAAACAATTTCATAGATTAGTATAGTTATAAATAAACAACAAAGTTATATGGCAAATTTTAAACATCTATCGGATTTAGAAATCCAACAAATGACCTTCGATTGGAGGTATAGAGGTTTCACCACTTTAGATTTATTAACTGAAGAAGAGTGTGATGAAATCAACGATGAATTAGAAAGATTAAGACAGGAAAGAAAAGGAACACTAACACCAGAAGGAAAAGATTGGGGTGAGTGGGATCCATTTGCATATCCACATAAGATTTCTGAAAAATTAGAAAAATTATTTGTTCATCCAAAGATTATCGAGGCGTGTGAATTCTTAATGGAAGGTGAGATAGTTGGTATGCAAACTTGGGCATACTTTAAACCACCGGGACAATTGGGTAGAGATATGCACCAAAATGCATTCTATACAGGATGTGGACACAACGAAATTATCAATACTGCATTGGCTTTAGATAATCATGACGCGGGGAATGGGGCAGTATGGAATTACGAAGGTTCTCATAGATTACCAACCTTACCAATTGAAGTTGATGAGGAGAGAACAAAAACTAACCCATCATTTTGGAGAAACGAAAGAGGTAAACCGTGTGTAATGCCGGAGGGACATGATTTTCGTAAAGTAGAAGGAGTTCTTAAAAAGGGACAAGTTGTATTATTACATTCTCATTGTGTGCATGGTTCAGAAGCGAATGACTCAAAGAGATTCAGAAGAAACTTTTTAGGTGGTTACTTAAAAAAAGGAGCATACTTCAATCAGGGTTCACATATGAAAAGAGAGCCAATCGAATTGAAACCTTTGCAAGAAAAGTATTGGAATTCTTAAAAATTATTCGTATATTTGTTTCCTATGGTAAAATTCGTAGAGAACAAACAAAGCGGTAAAGAATTTCTAAAAGAATACACTTCTAAAAAAAGTGTAATATTTCCCTTATTCCAAAATAGAAAAGAGCACCCCATAGTGAATAAACTATTGGGTGCTTTTGTTTTTATCGGTGATGATTGTTATGTTTTAACGAATGGACATAATGATGTGGTAGATGCACCATTAGGAGCATTGACTTCGGGCGATGCACCTAAATTTATATTTGATAGTAAATGGTTTCTACATCAGTTAAACCTACCAAACTCACATAGTGTAGATGTATTGTATCATCTTAAAGAATTCAAAACATTTGAGTATGATATGATATATAATTCTTTTACAAAGGGGTATCGGAATAGAGATGATTTAAGTTTTATACCAATCAGCACACTCATTAAATATGTAACTGATTTTGTAAAAGAAAACATTAAGTATGCGGATACAAAGGGGGTTGGGGGTTATGAGTTTTACAATCATTTAGTCCTACCTGAATTCCAAAAGATAGAGGGGAATGGAATACCAACTACATTTGGATATGAATACTCCCTCTACAACAACTTTACAACCACAGGGCGACCTTCAAATACTTTCGGAGGGGTAAACTACTCCGCACTAAATAAATCGGATGGCAGTAGAGATTATATCGTTTCTAAAAGGGGTGAATTAGTTCAATACGATTTCGATGGATACCACGTCCGTCTGATAGCAAATTTAGTAGGAGAATCTATACCCGAAGATTCCGCACATGAATGGTTGGGCAAACAATACTTTGGGAAAACCGTATTAAGTGATGAGGATTACCTTAATAGTAAGAAACTTACTTTCCAACAATTATATGGTGGGATAGATGTAGAAAATTTAGAAATACCATTCTTCCAAAAGACGGATGTATTCATTAAGGAGATGTATAAGAGGTTTTTGATTAATGGTTATTTGGAAACAAAGGTTGGAAAAAGAATTCCTTTCCAAAGAATTGATAACCATAATCCGCAAAAGGTATTTAACTATTATTTGCAATCGTTGGAAACCGAAACAAATGCATTTTTAATTAAAAAGATTAATAAATTACTCAAATACAAAGAAACCAAATTAGTTTTATATACATACGATTCGTTTTTATTCGATGTTGATGATGGGGAAACAGCTATTTTAGATGAAATAAAAGCAATTTTGGAAACCATTGCTCCGATTGAAGTGTTAAAAAGTAAGACTTATGGAAATATTTAATACTTATATGTGAGAAAAAGTATTAATTATTTTTAAATGAAAACACAGTTACTATGCACATTTGCGGAGACGGATAGTTTACAAGATATACTTCAAAAAGTTAGAGAAAACTATAAAATTGTTTACAACTATATCTACATCCTGCAAAATAAAACTTCGTTAGAAGAGTTATATATAACTTATAATATAGATGTTGATTTTAGGCCGCCGGTTCAATTAGAAAATACGATTTTAGTTCATCGTAAAAAACAATCAAACACACTATATACTATTAACGCTTTAAACCAACTTATTAAAGAAGAAAATGGTGGAGTGTTAGATACAAATTTTTCATTAGATTGGGATAAATTTAAAAACTCAATCATTCTAACCGGAGCGACTGGTATTAGAAAGATACCGACAAGAATATTCCAAAAGATTGAATTCAATTAATAGAAAAAATGATTGATGTTAATAAAATAATAGATGAAATTTTATTAGAGCATTCTCAAAAATACCCTATACCTTCGTTGAAAGAAAAGGTGCAGGTTGAGAATCTAATAGAGTGTTGTTACAAGTTAGGATATGGACGATATGCGGGAATCATATCTGAAATTTTTATTAATGAAGCCGAACCTCCAAAAAAGCCGCAGAGTGATGGTGAAGGTGAATCAAAAGATTTTCCTGGTAAGTTTCATTTAGGGGGTGGTTACTATTCATCCAAAGAAGGTGGGGAAGTAGAATTTAAAAACGATAACGGTAATTTAAGACCCGTAACTCCAGAAGAAAAAGCAGAGTTTGAAAAAAAATTAGGTGGAGGAGATGAAAAAGAGCCAACTGATTCTAAACAACCAACCGAACAACCACCTGCAGAAAAAAGTCCGGAAGAAAAAGAAAAAGAAGATGCAATTAAAAGTGAACCCGAAAAGGTTTTAAACAATCCTGATGCATCGGCGAGAGATAGAGCGAGAGCAGGTTCATCAAAGAGAAAAAGGGATATATTAAAAGCAAAGCAAAAGGATGATCCTGAATTTCAAGCCGAATTAAAAAAGAAGGTTACTGAAAAAAATGAGGAGATTGCAAAAGAATTGACATCTCAAAAGGATAGTGATGGGAATATGTTGGATGCTGAAACAACTGAAAACGGTTCTCTACTTATCGGAGTTGAGCATGGTGAGGGGAATGAAAGCACAAAGAATACAATAGAAAAGATTAAATCCTTACCAAAAGATGCAAAAGTAATGTTTGTTGGTGAAGGTGGAGTTGGTTTAGGTGATGATGGTAAAATTGATTTTGTTGGAGAGCAGGCTGAATTAAGAGACGCGTGTTTAGAACATTTTGATAATGCCAAAGAAGAGAGTTGGGATGAAAATGGTGATGTAAGGAATTCCGATTCACCTATTTTTGATGATATAGCCAAATCATTTGATGGTAATAAAGAAAAGGCAATGGCATCGGTTTGGACAAATATGGTTGGACAGGGAGATGATTTGGATGCCGATGATTACCTTACTGATGAAACGAAAGAATGGATTAAGGGAGAAGCGAGAAAAGGTGGAAGTAAAGAGTTTGATGGTGATGTAGATTGGAATAACCTTACATTAGAACAAAAAGAAGACCTATATCAACTTAATTATAGAGATGATCAGAACTATGGTGAAACTGATTTATCCAAAGGTCAAAAGGCATTTAATGATTATAGACAAAAGGAGTTAGATAGAAAAATAAAAGAAGGGGAAGAAAAAGGATACACTGTAATTGCTACGATGGGTAATTCTCACGTTGGAATGTGGAGAGAAAGAAATAAGAAAAAAGATGAAACTTTTAAACCCCAATCCTTACGAAATTTACAAAAAGAATTACCCGATGCTGATAAAGAAGTATTCAGTAAAGAATCTGATTTAGATAAAATACCTGCCGATAAGAGAGAAGAAATTTCTATGAAGATTGATGAGTTGGCGGATAAAGCGAATAAGGGTGAAGATTTTAACCTTTGCCAGGTAACAGTTCCTGGTACAAACTTATATTGTGATGATAATCAAGGAATTCCGAGAGAAGAGATGCCACAATTCAAAGGCAAACCCTTACCTGGAACTCCCGCTGAAGAACTTCCGAAAGATAGTAAAGGTGAAGTAGATACTGAACCTCTTTTCAAAAAAATGTTAAAGGAGAAGGGTATTAAAACCGTTGAAACCGAATTACCTTCCGATAAATTAAAAGCAACTCAAAGTGAATTAGTTGGTAGTAAAGTAGCAGGAATGACGAAGGCGTTAGAAGAAGACCCTCAAAATCCTGGTATTACTGCACCAATTTATGTAAGTAGAGATGGATTCGTAATCGATGGACACCATAGATGGGCAGCCGTTACATCTGCGGCTATTAAAGCTGGTAAACCTGCCAATATGAAGGTGATTGTAGTGGATATGGATATAAAAGATGCCATCCCAATGTGTAACCAATTTGCGGAAGAGCAGGGTATAGCAGCAAAGAAAGCAGATGCTAATGATGGTGAGCAACCAAAACCAAAAGAACCAAACAAAAAAGAAGGTGGAGTAATTTATCCAATTGGGGGGAACTATTATTCAGATACTCCTAATGGGCCTGCACAATATGTTAAATCAGAAAGTGTAGTAAGAGAAGTATTTGAAAACCAAAACGAAAAGTTTATAGGTCTATTGTTCGAAGAAACTGTTACAAAGCAATTACCTGGTGGGGATGAAATTAGAGTAACACCAATTGATGTTGAGGATCAACCTGAGGCAACTCAAAAAGCGGATGCGGAAGATGTGACAACAGAAGCTCCCGAATCATTTAAAGCCGCATTAAGTTCAACCGCTGGAAAAAAGGGTGAAGAATTTATTGCTAAGAAGAAAAAAGATTTGAGTAAATTGGTTACACAAATGCTTACTGATGGTAAATTAAATTTAATTGGTGAGGATGGGAAACCTATTTCAATTGAAGAAGATGTCTTACAGTCATTAGTAGAAAAGGTTTTTAATGGTGAAGATTTATCAGATGGTGAAAAAGAAACATTTAATCAAGTCTTTAAATTTGTTACTACTGTATCTGGTGACGTTAAAATATATGTTGCTAACAAAATAGCTGGTAGGCATCCACAACAAGGATATAAGAGTATTGAATTAAAGAAAAAGAATGTAGCTATGGGTGAAGCCGTTAGGGCATTCGCTTTAAAAAATGGATTGAATGTAGGTAGATCTTCCGAAGGAGCTATTGGTAAAAAGGTATTGAATCCAAAGAAAATGGCGAGTTCGGTAAATCCTGATGAGCCGGAAATGATGGTTGAAATTTCAACAACAAAAAATGGAGTCAATATTGGTGGAAAGGAATTCAAAAGATTTAAAGAAATTGATGAAGAAAGCCTTACACAACAATTAGTTAAGCAAGGATTCACTCAACAGGAAGCTGCTAAAAAGGCCCGTTTATTGGCGTTACAAACAATGGCCTATAATCAGAAATTAGGTGATTTGGCCAAAATAGGTGAAGAGTCCGGAGGTAAAATACCTATGGCAAATTTCGGAGATGTAACAAATCCAGAAGGCCGTAAACAAACCGCCAATAATATAATAGATGGTGCAATCAAACGCTTTACAACTGAATTGGAAGAGTATGGAAAAATGTTTGGTAAAGAAAATCTTCCAGATACACCTGAAAATAAAAAAGTATTTGATACTCTAAATAAATTAAAAGAATTAAATACTAATAGTGATTTAGAAAACGATGAAACCGCGAGAGAGGAGTATAAGAAATTATTGAATCAACTATTAGTAGATATGGGAAATTCAAGAGATTTCAAAGATGCGGTAGCAGATTTTGCGGAAATTAAAGCAGGATTACAATTCTTATCAGAAGGTAAGCAAGTTTATTTCCCTGCATCAGAAAATTTTCAAACTGCTGATATAATTGTAATGCCAGATGAATTTAATGTGAAGCCAAAAGATGGGCAAACTATGGAAGAGGCTATTGCGGAGAACTTACAATTCTATGCCGTTACCGTTACATTCGTTGGAGGATTGAGTGTTAAGTATAAAGGTGGTGGTGGTTCTGCTAATTATTCAAAAATTTTGCAGACAGTTTATAAGAATCCTGAAACACAAGAAAAATTATTAGGTATTCAATCTATATATTCATTAGCGTATCCAAAGGATAAAAAGGGGCAATTGAACATTAAAAAAGAAGATATAGCTGCGGCTGAAAAAAGTCTTAATGATACGATTGATTGGGCGATAAAAAATAACATAATTACGCAGGAAGAGGCTGATAAGATAAGATTAATTGGGCAAAAACAGGCGAAAAACACTTTAAGTGGAGCATTGAAAAATGTTGCAATGTGTGAGGGGGCTGATAGAGAAGCATTTGAGCAAGCAGTTTTATTACATCATACAATGTTACATTTAACTGCGGTGATTAATAATAGAGATATGTTGTATACCCGATTCAGTAATTTCAATGAAGAGGTATCACAAAATAAGGAAGGTGTTGTTACTAAAGTTAGAGATGATATAGCCGATGGCGTTAGTAAACCTTGTTTTATGAATCCACATCATAATCCTGGATTTGACACATCTGACCCCGATGAAAATGATTGTGTAACTGCTGCACCAACTAACCAAAATCCATCTCATATTGAATCTGAGCCTCCAAAGAATTTATTATTATTAAAGTAAATAATTTGGATAGTTGAGTATTTTTTCGTATATTTGTGAAAACAATATATACAATGACAGAAATCCACGAAGAAACCGCAAGAGAGTATTGCGAAAGAGTTTATCCCGAAACGATGGCAGAGTTTGCAAAGATTCAAGCGGAAATGTATGAAACCTTTTGTAAGAAGCAAAGAAACTATGGACCTGGTAACATTTCGGTAGGAACACCTTTGGAAACAAAAGATGATATAAAACTTTCACTTACAGGTCTTTGGTTTAGAATCAACGATAAAGTTCAAAGATTAAAACAATTAGTAGTATTGGGACAACCAGATGAGGTTGGAGAATCTATACAAGATACATACGAAGACCTTTCAGTATATGGTGTAATCGCTCAATTAGTTCAAAGAGGTAAATGGGCGAAGTAATGAATTGGGATGAGTATTTCATTAATATAGCTGAGCAAGTAAAGCTCAAATCAAAAGACCAGCGAACACAAATTGGTGTGGTTATTGTTGGTAAGAATAATGAAATAGTATCAACCGGTTACAATTCATTTCCACGAGGTATAGATGATAATGTTGCAGAAAGACAGGAAAGACCTGAAAAGTATTTTTGGTTTGAACACGCTGAAAGAAATGCAATTTACAACGCAGCCCGAATAGGAGTATCAACTTTAGGAACTACAATGTATATGACGTGTGGTATTAGTTGTGCAGATTGTGCGAGGGCGATTATCAATAGTGGTGTTTCTAAAATAGTGTTGAGAAGGGGTAGAGGAGCTACAAATGAGAAGTGGCAGGATTCCGCAAAAAGAAGTGAGCAGATGTTTAAAGAGGCGGGAATAGTGGTAGAATATTTTGACTTGTAAAATTAAAAAATAAATTATCGTTTTAATATATTTGTATATATTTATATGCGAATCTCCTTATCTCCATCTTATGACACGCCTGTTACGCCAAATTATCAATTGGTTATTCCCTTTTAAAGAAGGTGAATTTCCTGCAACTCCAAAAGGTTTTAATGCCGCTAAAAAGTGGGCTCAATCTCAACCACATACCTATTCTGAAAACCTAACCCTTTGGGAAGAACTTTATGAAAATCATATGGATGGTTATTGGGTATTAGCTAAAATCAACGAACAAAAGAGATTAGCTGACAAGTATAAAGAGGTAAAGGTGAGGAGAAAGGAAACTAAAAAATATTCCGTAAAAAAATCCTAAAACATTTGGAACTTAGAAAGATATTTCATATATTTGTTCTAAGTTTTTGATTTCCGAATATTTATATTCGTAAAACACATAAACTTAAATTTTAAACTTTAAAAACTATAAATTATGTCAACGAACATTGATGCAATCAGAGCTCGCCTTAACAAATTGCAAGGCACTCAAAAGACCGCCGACAGTCTATGGAAACCCTCAGTCGGAAAACACCAATTACGTTTAGTACCTTACAAATTCAACAAGGAAATTCCTTTTATTGAATTGTATTTTCACTACAACATTAACAACAAATCCTATCTTTCACCTGCTTCATTCGGAAGACCTGACCCAATCGTAGAGTTTGCAGACAAACTTAAAAGGATGGGTGGTAAAGAAGATTATCGAGAAGCTAAAAAGATGGAGCCAAAATTGAGAACTTTTGTACCCGTAATCGTAAGAGGATTGGAGCATGAAGGAGTTAAGTTTTGGGGATTCGGTAAAACCGTTTATCAAGAATTATTAGGTTATTTTGCAGACCCTGATTATGGTGATTTATCTCATCCATTAAATGGTAGAGATATCGTAGTAGATTATACTGCACCAGAAGGTGGGGCATCGTATCCAACAACAACTATTAGAGTAAAACCTAACTCTACTAAATTGCACGATGAAGATCCTAAAATTAGAGAGTTGTTGGAAAATCAAAAAGATATAACATCTATTTATTCTGAATTATCTTATGATGAGTTAAAGAAAATTTTAGAGAATTGGTTAAGTGGAAACACAACTGATGATACTGAAACATCTGCAACTCAGGAAACGGTTGTAGCTAAATCTGAACAATCAGTTGCTGATTCGTTTGATTTTGATTCTAAACCTCATCAATTAGATGATGTTGTAGAAGCACCAAAGGCACAACCTAAAACATCTGAATTACCGTGGGATGATGAAAAACCGGCGGTAGCTAAAACTACTCAACAAGTAGCAGATGCATTCGAAGATTTATTCAAATAATATAGATTATGGCAAAAACAGATTTAGCAGACATTTTGGTTGATAGTCTGAACAAAAAACAAAAAGACCAAAAAATCGCCTTTTTCTTAGATGATGATTCCGAAGGGGCTCCAACCAATGTAAATGGTTGGATTTCCACCGGAGCTGCTATGTTAGATGTTGCTATTTCTAACCGACCATATGGTGGTATTCCAGTTGGAAGAATTACCGAACTAACGGGATTGGAGCAGAGTGGTAAATCATTACTCTCTGCCCATCTTTTAGCGGAAACTCAAAAGCAAGGTGGTATTGCAGTATTGATTGATACTGAAACTGCGGTGAGTAGAGAATTCTTTGATGCAATCGGAGTAGATGTATCCAAATTGTTATATGTTTCAGTAGATACAGTTGAAGATATATTTGAAACAATTGAAACTATTATTGAGAAGGTTAGAGAAAAAGATGCACAAAAATTGGTTACAATTGTTGTGGATTCAGTAGCGGCGGCATCAACTAAAAAAGAGATGGAATCGGATTATGATAAAGATGGTTACGCAACTGATAAGGCAATTATCATTTCCAAAGCGATGAGAAAGATTACTAATACAATTGGTAGACAGAAAATCGCAGTCATCTTCACAAACCAATTAAGACAGAAGTTAGGAGTAATGTTCGGTGACCCTTGGACAACGAGTGGTGGTAAGGCTTTGGCATTCCACGCATCGGTTCGTTTAAGATTGAAGAACGTTGGTCAGATTAAAATGAAAGTTGGTGGTAATGATAAAGTGGTAGGTATATCGGTGAGAGCACAAGTTGTTAAAAACCGATTAGGGCCACCATTGCGTTCCGCTGATTTCGATATCTTCTTCGATAGAGGTATTGATAACTATGGTAGTTGGCTGACAGTAATGAAGGAAAACAAATTAGTTAAACAAGGTGGTGCTTGGTATGAATATACTGATACCGATACCGGTGAAATAATCAAATTTCAATCAAAAGATTTCATTAAGATGATGATGGATAATGTTGAATTGAGAGAACAAATTTACAAGAAAATTTGCGAACTAACAATTCTTCAATATAAGAAAGATACTTATGATATCGATAATATGGAAGTTGATGGTGCATTGCCGAATGAAGTAGAATAATGAATAACTTATGGGTATTTGGTGATTCATATTCAACATATAATAGGGAGAGGGGTTCAACTCCTCTCTCTATCTATAATAGAGTAGCTAATCACTTAACATTAGAACAAAAAAATCATTCTATTTCTGGATTAAGTAATCCAGATATTTTTACAAATCTATTAAGATTTTTGAGTGAATATAAAAAAGGTGATTATATAATTTTTCAATTATCTTTTTTAGATAGATTTTCATATATCGATGTTAGGCAAAGCAAAGAATTAAATCTGCATGAATTGAGTTTATATTCAGTTTCAGATAATTTTTTTCTTCATCCACAATACTACCATAATGGATTACAAAATGAATTAACCGAAAGGCAAATTCAATCATTCAATGTATTTGCTGAAAATATACAATTAAACTTATTTGATTTTTATTACAAATTCTTTACTCAACTAAACCATATTGTAAATTTTTTAAATAATAATGAAATAAATTTTAAAATTGTTATATTAGAAAATTTGAATATGGATTATAATGGGGAATCAATAAGTTTGCATTCGTTATTAAATGAAACTAATTTATCAAAGTATATTTTAAATTTTGATGAATCGGATACGCTGAAAACAAGTAAATTCTATTTTGAAATTGGTGAGTATGAATACCATCATTTTACGCGTGATGTAATAGATAGAATCGCTGAACAAATCAAAAACAATTTTAGATGAACGAAAAATATAAAAGTTTATTAAATGAAATAAGTAACGAGCATACTATAATTAGAACCCGAAATTCAAAAGTTTTATTTGTAGATGGCCTTAATACTTTTTTTCGTTGTTGGAGCACCAACCCCACAATGAATGAAGATGGTGAGCATGTAGGTGGTGTAGTTGGGTTTCTAAAATCATTAGGTATGGTAATTCGTAATGAAAATCCAACGAGAGTAGTTGTTATATTTGATGGCAAAGGCGGTTCACAAAAAAGAAGACAAACTTTTTCTAATTACAAAGCGGATAGAAAAGTAAAATTCAGAGTAAACCGTCAGTATGATGATTTGATGACGGAAGAAGATGAACAAATTAGTTTGAAACGACAGATTAGTTGGTTAGGTAATATATTAAGCATTTTACCTGTAACAACTATGGTTTATGATAATATCGAAGCAGATGATGTTATTGGTTATTTATCGAAGCAGGTTTTAACCGAAGAAGAAAATGGATTGATACTTTCATCTGATAAAGATTTTTTACAACTAGTTTCCGATAATATAAATGTTTGGAATCCACTTAAAAAAGAAAGGATTACAAAAGAAAGATTGGTTGAATTATATGGTATTCATCCTGAAAACTTTATTTGGTATAGGGTTTTAGATGGTGATAAATCAGATAATATAGATGGAGTAAAGGGGTGTGGATTAAAAACATTACAAAAAAGATTACCTCTTTTCGAAGGTGAAAAGAGAGTGACAATAGAAGAACTATTAAGCGCAGCGGAAGCTGAAAAAGATAAATACAAAGTTTTTCAAACAATTATAGATAGCAAAAGCATTATTGAAAGAAACTTTGATTTAATGCAATTAGATAATCCGGATATAAGTGGGACAACTAAATTAAAAATTGTAGAACGATTTAGAGAAGACGTTGAGCCATTAGATAAAATGAAATTTATCGGGATGGGTATGAAATATAAGATACTTCAAAATTGGACAGATGTTAATGATTGGTTGAGAACATCATTTGGAAATCTTATATTAAAATAATTTGGAAATTTAAAATTTAAACTCTATATTTGTTCTATGAGTGAAGCTGTAGATAATCTATCAAAATATGGTCAAAGTTACCAAACAAAGGTTGTAGCTAATTTAGTTGTTGATAGAACTTTTTTAGAACAAGTATCCGATATATTAGAAACAAAATATTTTGAAGCAGATACGAATAAATGGATTGTTGATTTAACAAAGAAGTATTTTCACAAATACAAAAACATTCCAACTACCGATTTCTTTAAAACCGAAGTTCAAAAAATATCCGATAATACATTACAACAAAATGTAGTTGGGCAATTAAAGGCAGTGTATCAAAACACACAACATTCTGATAAAGAATGGGTAAAAACTGAATTTGTAACATTTTGTAAAAACCAAAACTTTAAAAATGTAATCCTAAATTCAGTTGAATTATTAAAAACCGGTCAATTTGAAAAGATTGAAAAAATGGTTAGGGATGCCGTTAAAGTTGGGCAGACTGCTGATTTGGGATTGGATTATAAAGAAGAACTTGAAGCTCGTTTTGAAGAAGTAAATAGGAGAACCGTTGCTACAAATTGGGATGTTATTGATGAATTGACCGATGGAGGATTGGGGCCAGGTGAATTAGGAGTTATTGTAGCACCTTCCGGTGTTGGTAAGACTTGGGTATTATCACATATAGGAGCGGAAGCGGTAAGACAAGGTAAAAATGTATTACATTACACTTTGGAACTTACACAAAATTATGTTGGGCAGAGATATGATACTATTTTCACATCTATACCATCAGCTGATTTAAAAGAACATAAAGATGAAATCAGAGAAAAGGTAGATAAACTAAAAGGAGGATTGATTATTAAATACTATCCACCAAAAGGTATTACCGCCAATACAATTGCTGCGCACGTTGATATGGTTAGGCAAACAAAGTTTCAACCAGATTTAATTATTATAGATTATGCAGATTTATTGGTATCAACTAATTCAAAAAATAATTCTGATTACGCTGAGCAGGGGGGGATTTATATTGATTTAAGAGCTTTAAGTGGTGAGTATCAAATACCAATTTGGACTGCATCGCAAACAAATAGAAGTGCAATTGATTCCGAAGTAATTCAGGCAGATAAGATTGCAGATTCATACGCAAAGGTAATGAATGCCGATTTAATTATATCAGTTAGTAGAAAGGATACCGATAAACTAAATGATACGGCTCGTTTTCACATTATGAAAAACCGATTTGGGCAAGATGGTATGACATTTCCTGCAAAGATGAACACTAATAAAGGTATTATAGAAGTATATGCAAATAATTCTCCAAATGGAATCATCGCTAGTAAAGAAGCTAAGAATGGAGAACTTTTACAAAAACAACTACTGCATAAAAAATATGTAGATAATATGGGGTAAGTTATGAAATTACTATTAGGAGATTGTTTAGATAAACTAAAAGAATTAGAAGATAACTCTGTTGATTCAATTGTTACAGACCCACCATACGGACTTTCCTTTATGGGAAAGAAATGGGATTACGATGTTCCATCACAAGCAATATGGGAAGAGTGTATGAGAGTTCTTAAACCAGGTGGACATCTCCTTTCATTTGCAGGTAGCCGAACATATCACCGAATGGCAGTAAGGATTGAAGATGCAGGGTTTGAGATTAGAGACCAGATTATGTGGATATATGGTAGTGGGTTTCCAAAATCACATAACATCGGTAAAGCAGTAGATGCATTAGAAAAGACCGGCAAATCAAATCCAAAGGCCTTACGTGAAGCAAGAATGGGTAACGATTATAAACCAACCGGTCAAATTGATTATAAAAAAGGTAGAATGTTTAGTTCAGATATAGAGAATGATACTACACAACAAATTATAAATAACGAATGGGAGGGATGGGGAACTGCATTAAAACCCGCACACGAACCAATAGTAATGGCAAGAAAACCTTTCAAGGGTAACGTAGCAGGTAATGTATTAGAATGGGGTGTCGGTGGTGTAAACATAGATGATAGTAGAATTGATTTTGTAAGTGAAGCTGATAAAGCAGAGAGCATTAACAAAAACCAACACGCTGATTTCGGTAGCACAATGGGTTCAAACCAAATCTATGGCGATTACTCAATGTTAAAACCACAAAACTATAATCCAACTGGTAGATTTCCTGCTAATGTAATCTTTGATGAAGAAGCAGGTAAGATATTAGATGAACAATATGAAGCCGCATCACGCTTCTTTTATTGCCCGAAAGCATCAAAGGGTGATAGAAATGAAGGAGGTGATAATACACACCCAACCGTAAAACCAACTGATTTAATGTTATACCTAATCCGTTTAGTAACACCAAATGGTGGAACAACTCTTGACCCGTTTATGGGTAGTGGTTCAACTGGTAAAGCGGCAGTAAGAGGTGGATTTGACTTCATTGGCATTGAAAGAGAAAAAGAATATTTTCAAATTGCAGAGACTAGAATAGATTACGAAATCGGCAATCCATACAAAGAAGAAAAAGGTAAAAAAGTAGAAGTAACCCCTAAATTAAAAGAAACGGTAAATAAATTTTTTGGATAATAACAAACGTAATATGGAAAATAAAATTGGATTAGTTGATGAAATATGTGCTGGAATGGCTATATTAGATTATTTTGATAATGCTATATTAGGATATGATGTTGATTCTAAAAAAATTATATATGATTATAAATCAATGGTAGATATTCTTATAAAAGACCACCAACTTTCCGAAGAATTGGCAGTTGAATACCTTTCATACAATGTAATAGGATTAAAAATTACAAATGACGATGGGGAAGACATATCACCGATTATTATAAGCAAATTTGAAGATGAGTTAAATGATAAACTATAATACTTTTGCTAAGTTTATAGAATGGGATGAGTTAGATTTAGAGTATGAAAGAATAACTCAAAATATAAAAGAAATAGATGATGTTCAATCAGCATTAGATATAATTTTTAAGTATCATCGAAAAAAAGGATTTCCTCACTACCATTCAACCACCGATAATATGATTGGTGATATGAAATCTTTAAGTGAGTTTGATGAATCAACTTTATTTAAAGATGGTTATATTGACCAAACAATGCATTGTTTAGGATTGGCATGGAGTTATTTTCCCCATTGGATAGATGTTCAATGTGGTAATAGTAAAATGAAACCAATTGATTATTGGAATGATGATAGTAAGTTCAAAGAAATTATTAGAAAGACTTGGAATTGGCATCTTAAACATAGTGATGGTAAATTTACCCTAAATCGTTTAAGACAAAATTTCAAAATATATGGTGGCAACCAAACTGTCAGTAATTTCAGACCTTCGGCTGCTAAATGGATATATAATAACTATGGTGGGGAGACCGTGTGGGATATGAGTTGTGGATGGGGAGGTAGATTAATTGGATTCCTAACGAGTAATTGTAAAACGTATATAGGAACTGATCCTAGCGGTAAAACTTATGAGGGATTAGGTAAATTAAATAAAGACCTAAATTTTTATGGTAAAAATGTTATACTCCACCAATTAGGTTCGGAAGTATTCGTACCAGAAAAAGATTCATTAGATTTGTGTTTTACTTCACCACCTTATTTCGATACTGAAAAATATAGTGATGAGGAAACCCAATCATATAAAAAATACCCTACACCACATTTATGGGTGGATGGATTTTTAAAACAAACTATGGCAAATTGTCATATTGGCTTAAAAAGTGGGGGTAAAATGTTATTAAATATAGCAAATACTCCTAAACATAAAGATATAGAAAGTGAAACGATTAGAGTAGCGGAAGAAGAAGGATTTGTATTAGAAAAAACAATAAAACTTGCATTATCCAGTATTGCTGGGAAGGGTATAAAATACGAACCTATCTTTATTTTTAACAAAAAAAACTAAAGAAATATTAATGAAAAAATTTTCTAAAGAACCTAAAATTTTTTACGGTATATATCCTATTTATTCTTACCTTAATAACAAAACAAAGTTTTAAAGATGAGCAAATTATTTACCGAAAGAATTCCATTTAAACCATTTGAATATCCAGAATACTATACCGAAGGTTGGTTGAAGCAAATGCAGGCTTTTTGGTTACATACCGAAATCCCTATGCAGATGGATGTGAAGGATTGGAATGAAAATTTAACAAAAGAAGAAAAACATTTAGTTGGTAACATCCTTTTAGGATTTGCTCAAACCGAATGTGCCGTATCCGATTATTGGACAGGCATGGTTACCAAATGGTTTCCAAAGCATGAGATTAGACAAATGGCAATGGCGTTTGGTTCGCAAGAAACAATACATTCAGTAGCATATTCATATCTTAATGAAACATTAGGATTAGATGATTTCGAAGGTTTCCTACACGATGAAGCGATGAAGGAAAGATTTGAACTATTGACTAATACAACTGCTGATTGGACACCGGAAGATTTAAAAACTAATCCAAAAGCAAGAATTGAAGTTGCTCGTTCATTGGCCATCTTTTCGGCATTTGCAGAAGGTGTGGCATTATATTCTTCATTCGCAGTTCTTTATAGTTTCCAAATGAGAAACTTACTAAAAGGAATTGGACAACAAATGAAGTGGAGTGTTAGAGATGAATCACTGCATTCGAAGATGGGTTGTCAATTATTCAGACACATGTGTAGTGAGTATCCTGAATTGTTAGAAGAAGCAAAAGTTGATATCTACAAAGCAGCAGAAATAATTAGAGATTTAGAACACAAATTTATTGATAAGATTTTTGAAATGGGTGATTTAGAAAACCTTAAAGCAGATGACCTAAAAGAATTCATTACAAAAAGAATTAATGAAAAATTAGGAGAGTTAGGATATAACCCAATTAAAGGTGGCGATGGCTATTTTGAATACACCGAAAAAAAGGCATCTCAATTAGATTGGTTCTACCATTTAACAGGAGGTGTGACACATACTGATTTCTTTGCTATCAGACCTACTGATTATAGTAAAGCAGGTGAAGGTGAAAATTGGGATGATATATTTTAAAAAAATTAAGAATTAAATTTATGAAGAATTACGGCGAAGAACTCGGTTGGGAGGTAGATGTTGATTTTCCATCTTGGGGAAATAATGAGATTTATGTAAAGACTATATCTAAAACATATTTGCAGGCAGGAGAAAAACCAAAAGATGCATATTGGAGAGTTGCTACTGCGGTAGCCAAAAGATTAGAGAAACCACAATTGGCAACAAAATTTTTTGATTACATTTGGAAAGGATGGTTGTGTTTAGCTACACCAGTACTATCAAATACTGGTACTGATAGAGGATTGCCTATTTCATGTTTTGGTATTGATGTGGGTGATAGTATCTATGAGATTGGTTCAAAGAATTTAGAGTTGATGTTGTTGGCAAAGCATGGTGGTGGTGTTGGTATTGGAATCAATATGATACGACCTGCGGGTTCTAAAATCACCGGTAATGGAACATCCGATGGTATTGTACCATTTGCAAAAATATACGATTCTACCATCTTAGCAACTAATCAAGGAGCGGTTCGTAGAGGTGCGGCATCGGTGAACATAAAAATCGAACATAAAGATTTTGATGATTTTTTAGAGATTAGAGAACCAAAGGGTGATGTAAACCGTCAATCACTTAACTTACACCAATGTGTAGTAGTGAGTGATAAGTTTATGAAAAAATTAGAAGAAGGAGATCCGGAAGCAAGAAGAAAATGGGGTAAATTACTTCAGAAAAGAAAAGCAACTGGAGAACCTTACATTATGTACAAAGGAAATGTGAACAAAGCAAATCCTGAAATGTACAAAAAGAATGGTTTAAAAGTTCACATGACTAACATTTGTTCAGAGATTGTATTACATACCGATGAGCAACATTCATTCGTTTGTTGTTTGAGTTCCTTAAACTTAGCAAAGTACGATGAATGGAAAGATACTGATTTAGTTTATACATCTACTATCTTCTTAGATGGTGTATTGGAGGAGTTCTTACAAAGAGCTAAGAATATGAAAGGTTTTGAAAATTCAGTTCGTTCAGCAGAAAGAGGCAGAGCCTTAGGATTAGGTGTATTAGGGTGGCATACTTACCTACAACAAAAGGGAATACCATTTGAAGGATTACAAGCCCAATTTGAAACTCGTAAGATTTTCTCACAAATGAAAATAGAAAGTGAGAGTGCAAGTAGAGATTTGGCAGCAGAATATGGAGAACCTCTTTGGTGTAGAGAGAGTGGATTCCGTAATACACATTTAAGAGCAGTAGCACCGACTGTATCAAACTCAAAATTAAGTGGTAATGTAAGTAGTGGTATTGAGCCGTGGGCAGCAAATGTATTCACCGAACAAACTTCAAAAGGAACATTTATTAGAAAAAATCCTGAATTGGAAAGAGTGCTTCGTAAGATTGGTAAAAACAATAAAGAAGTATGGGATCAAATTCTTGCAGATGGAGGTTCGGTACAAGGATTGGATTTTTTAGATGATTGGTGTTTTTCAGGTGATAAATTAGTTGAGTGTAAAGAAGTATCAATTGATGAAAGGGCACATAGATGTAGTTCAGTAAAAGATGTATTCAAAACATTTAAAGAAATTAATCAATTGGATTTAGTAAGACAAGCAGGTGTGAGACAACAATACATCGACCAAGCAGTTTCTCTAAATTTAGCATTTCCTGCAACCGCAGAACCAAAATGGGTTAATCAAGTTCATTTGGAAGCATGGAAACAAGGTGTTAAAACACTTTACTATATGAGAACCGAATCGGTATTAAGAGGTGATATAGCGGCAAAGGCAATGGATCCAGAGTGTGTAAGTTGTGAAGGTTAATAAATTAAAATAAAATAATATGATTAGTGTAAAAAAATTTAGTGCAAGTTGGTGTGGGCCATGCAAAGCCTTAAAGCCAGTTTTTGAAGAAGTGAAAAGTGGTTATTCTAATGTAAAGTTCGAAGATATAGATGTTGATGAAAACTTTGAATTAGCAGCTCAATACGGAGTTCGTTCAGTTCCGACTGTTGTTATTGAAAAAAATGGTGTGGAAGTAAGTAGATTTAGTGGAGTTCAATCAAAATTAGCATATACTAATGCAATTAATGAAAATCTCTAATTCAGTTGGAGATTTCAAAAATTATTATTATATTTGCTAATTAAAAGTTACGATGTATCAAAATATATACTACCAAAGAAATACAAATACTATCCATATATGGGATGATGTAAAGGGATACTTTACAATGCCATATCAACGTTACGCTTTTAAACCTGCGGTAAACGGTGAATGGACATCCATATATGGAGATAAATTAACAAAGGTTTTTAAATACGAAAAAGAAGATTCATCTTTATTTGAATCTGATGTTCCTGAAATAACCAGAGTATTGGTAGATTTATATACCAATTCAGATTTACCCTCCGAAGGGCATAAAGTTCTTACTTTTGATATTGAGGTTGAAATGAATTCTGGTCTACCTGATACTGAAAAGGCAGAAAACGAAATTACATCAATCGCTGTTCATGATTCAGTTGAAGATTTTTATTATGTATTAGTATTAGACAAGAATCGAACAATACAACCATCCAAATCCGGAAATAGATTAGTGGCTCCATTCGATACTGAAAAGGAGATGCTGAATAAATTTTTAGATATATACGAATCTATTTCCCCAACAATTATAACCGGATGGAATATAGATTTCTTTGACGTTCCCTATCTATTTAATCGTCTGAAAAACCTTTTGGGTGAAAGACAAGCAAAAAGATTATCTCCGATTAGAGAGGTATTCTATTCACCTTATAGAAAAAAATGGTTTATTGGTGGAGTATCGGCATTAGATTATTTAGTTCTATATAAAGAATACAATTATACTGAATTAGACAACTACCGATTAGATACGGTCGCAAAGATTGAATTAGGTAGAGGTAAGGTTGAATACACCGGAAACTTGGATGAGTTATTTGAAAAAGATAAAGAAAAGTTTATCGAATATAACTTGGAAGATGTTAGGTTGATTGTAGATATGGATAAGAAGCTACAATTTATCGATTTGTGTAGAGGTATTGCACACGCCGGACACGTTGCCTATGAAGATGTTTTTTTCACTTCACGACCATTAGAGGGAGCACTCTTATGTTTCTTACGCCAAAGAGGATTAGTAGCACCTAATAAAATGAAGAAAGAGGATTCAGATAGAATGATTGATTCTATGAGAGAAACCGGTGGAATCGATGAGAGTGCAAAAGATGAAAAGTTTATTGGTGCGTATGTGAAAGACCCTATCGTTGGTAAATACGATTGGGTATATGACTTGGATTTAACATCTCTTTATCCATCTATTATTATGACCTTAAATATATCACCCGAAACCAAAATGGGTAAGGTTGATAATTGGGATATACAAAGATACTTAAAGGGATTGGATGATTCTTATTCAATACAAGGAAAGCAAATTACAAAAGAAAAGTTCAAAGAGTTTCTCAACGATAGTGGATACTCTATTGCTTCAAATGGTGTAATTTATAGGAATGATAAAATCGGTTGTATTCCTGCAATATTGGATGAATGGTTTCAAAAGAGGGTTGAATTCCGAAAGCTAGAAAAGCAATTTGGAGAAGCGGGTGATAAAGAAAAATATGCATTCTATAAGAAAAGACAATTGGTTCAAAAAATTCTTCTTAACTCACTTTATGGTGTATTAGGATTACCTTCATTTCGTTTTTACGATATTGATAATGCGGAAGCGGTTACGATTACTGGTCAAACGGTAATTAAATCCACCGCCGATATGACTAATATAAAATACAATAAAGAGTTAGGAACAAAGGAAGCAGATTACAACATTTATATTGATACTGATTCAGTATTCTTTTCCGCAGTTCCATTATTAGACCATAGGCATCCTAATTGGAAACAAATGGAAGATAGTGAAGTTGCTAAATTAGTAGATGGTATCGCTGGAGAAACACAGGATTATCTCAATAATTTTTATGATATATTATCTGAAAAATTAATAAATGTTCCAAAAGATAAACATCGTTTTCAGATTAAAAAAGAATTCGTTGCTAGGGCCGGATTATGGATTGCAAAGAAAAGATATGCACAATGGATTATTGCAGAAAATGGAGTTCCGGTAGATAGATTAGATGTAAAAGGTTTAGATGTAGTTCGTTCATCGTTTCCTCAATCATTCAAAGATTTTATGAGGCAAACCCTTATTGATATATTAAAGGGTGAAACAAAGGAAACTATGGATGAAAAGATTATTAATTTCAAAGGTTCACTTCCATTAGTTAAACCATATAACATTGCTAAAAGTAGTTCGGTAAAAGAACTTTCAAAATATACTCCCGCAAAAGGCGCGATGTTCCAATTCCTTAAAGGAACTCCTGCGCATGTTAAAGCTGCTTGGACTTATAATCAATTGTTGAAGCACTTTAATTGTGGGTTTAAATACTCACCTATGAAGAATGGTGATAAAATGAAATGGGTATATCTTAAACAAAACCCATTAGGATTAGAAACAATAGCTTTTAAGGGAGCAGATGATCCGGAAGAGGTAGAATCTTTCATCAAAAATTACATTGATTATGATAAGATTTTTGAGCATGAAATGCAGAATAAATTAGAAGATTTTTATAAAGCATTAGGATGGGGGCATTTACAGTTAAAAATTACAAAATCTGATAAATTTTTCTCATTTTAATTTGGAAAATCGAAATAAAACACATATATTTACAACAATAAAAAATAAAAATTAAAACAATCGTTATGGACAAAAATCGTTTAAGCCGTTTTATCTCAAAGTATAATTTGGCAGGATTAGTTGAATCAGTTTCTTGGAAAGCAGAAAACAAAACATTAACAACCCGTTTTATCTCCGATGATAAGACTGTATTAGGTTCAGTTAGTGTGGTAGATTTCGATTTCGAAGATTCTACTGTCGGTGTTTACAATACAAACACATTAAAAAGTTTATTAGGTGTATTAGGAAATGATGTAAACATCACTTTGAAAAAAGTTGATGAAAAGCCGATTTCATTATCTCTAACATCAGATGCTACAACCGTTCAATACCAATTAGCGGATTTAGCAGTTATTCCAAATGTACCGGATTTAAAACAATTACCAGAGTTCGGTATCAGTATTGATATGGATGGTAATTTTATTGAGAAGTTTATCAAAGCAAAATCAGCGTTGAGTGACATCGATAATTTTACTGTATTGACGGAAAAAGGTAAATTGAAAATTGTTATTGGTTATTCTAACATCAACACTAATAGAGTTGAGTTGGTAGTTAATGATAGTTTCGATGGAGAAGTAAAACCAATTTCATTCTCCGCAAAGTATTTCAAAGAGATTCTTTCTGCTAACAAAGAGGCTAACAAAGCAACATTAAAAGTATCGAAAGAAGGATTAGCAAATGTGGATTTCTCTGTTGATGGATTCACTTCATCATATTTCCTAGTAGAAGTTCAATTATCATAATTTTAAACAATTCAAAGTATGAGTTTTTTCGAACAACAAGAAGAACAAGTTCACTCACTTTGGGTTGAGAAATATAGACCTACAAAGTTAGATGATTATGTAGGTAATGAAAATCTCAAAGCAAAAGTAAAGGGGTATATCGAAAGTGGTGATATACCTCACTTACTTTTCTTCGGTAAAGCGGGGACAGGTAAGACAACACTCGCTAAACTAATCGTAAAAAATATCGAATCCGATGTAATGATTATCAACGCATCTGATGAGAACAATGTTGATACGGTTCGTAATAAAGTGAAAAACTTTGCAAGTGGAGTTGGATTCAAGCCATATAAGATTATTATATTGGATGAGTTTGATTATATGACACCTAATGCACAGGCGTTGTTAAGAAACTTAATGGAAACATTTAGTAAGCATTGTAGATTCATTTTGACGTGTAATTACATAGAGAAAATCATTCTTCCAATTCAAAGTAGATGTCAATCATTTCAAATTGTACCCCCAACAAAGAAAGATGTAGCGGTTCAAATTGCTAAAATTCTAAAAGAAGAGGATATACAATTTAATCCGGCTGATTTAGTTCCTATTGTAGATGGATATTATCCTGATATCAGAAAAATTATTAATACCTGTCAATTAGCTTGTGTTAATGGTGTTTTGAAAACTGATAGTGCTACAATAGTTGATTCTGATTTTCGTATCAAATTAGTAGAAATACTAAAATCAAAAGATGAAGTTAGGAATAAGTTTATGGTAATAAGACAATTAGTAGCTGATAATCGTATTTCAGATTTTACTGATGTTTATTCGTTTCTATATGATAAGTTGGATGATTACGCAAAAGGAAATACTGCAAATGTTATTATTGCATTAGCGGAAGGAACATCAAAAGATGCATTAGTAGTTGATAAGGAGATTACATTTATGGCAACTATTATTTCAGTAATACAATTAGTTAAATAGTGAATGATTTTTTAGTTTATTTATTTGTTGTATTTTCTCAATTAGCGTTAGCCGTATTTAAAGTTTTAGAAATAAAATGGGTAGTTGAAAATGATATAACAAAATCAGTTTTATTATTTAATATACAAACTGCCTTTTGGATTGCATCAACCGCGTATTCAGTAGATAGTTTTTTAAAGGGTGATTGGGTTACAATTATCCTATTTCTTTTATCTGGCTCTATTGGTAAGATAATAATCCTCAAATACTTTAAGAAAAAAGAAAAGTTTTAATGTGCGGAATAATAGGAGGTAATTGGTTTACATCAATAAAGCAAACCAAAGACCATTTACAAAAAATAATTCATAGAGGTAGAGATGCTTCTATTGTAGATGTAATTGATGACATCTATGTAGGGCATAACCGCCTTTCAATACAAGACCTTTCCTCAACTGCGAATCAACCAATGTGGAATGAAGATAAGACGGTTTGTATTGTATATAATGGGGAACTTTGGGATAGCGTTGAAACTAAAGAATTGAAGTCATCTCTAAAAACAAAGTTCAAAACTAAATCTGATACTGAAATAATTTTAAACGCATATTGTGAATTTGGAACTAAATCATTTGAGTTATTAGATGGTATGTTTTCATTTGCAATAGTTGATACTAAAATAGATAAGGTATTTGTAGTTAGAGATTATGTAGGTGAACTTCCACTTTGGTATGGGATTGATAACGATGGTAAGTTAGTATTTTGTTCCGAAAAGAAAGGCCTTCCACTTACTGATTTATATGATACACAAGTAAAGGCAATTTATCCTGGTACTTATTTAGAATATAATTACAAAACATTAGAACATTCAACCCAAACTTATTACAAACTTCCAACTGAAATAATAAATGATGATAGAGAAACTATTGTCAATAACATTAGAAAAATGTTAGAAGAAGCCGTAAAAGTAAAGATGGTTTCAGATGTTCCCATTTGCACAATTCTAAGCGGTGGTATTGATTCAGTAATTACAACTTATATACTTTCGCGTATTAAGCCTGACATTGAGGCATTTGTAGTTTCAATGGGAGATGGTGATACAAAGAACGATGATATAAAATATGCACGAATTGCTGCAAAAGAATTCGGTGTTAAGTTGCATGAAATTATATTGACTGAAAAAGATGTAGAAGATGCAATTGAAGAAACACTTTATGTGATTGAACAAAGTAGATGGCAAAATGTTGGTTCAGCGATTGCACAAATAGCCCTATCCAAAAAAATAAATGAGTTAGGATTTAAAGTTGTGTTTAGTGGAGACCTTTCAGATGAGATATGGGGAAGTTATGGACATATTCAGGCGTTTCATTGGAGACCGGAAGATTACGATAAGGCAAGAAGAAAGTTAGTAGAAGATGTTCATAAAACAAACTTTCTAACAACGAACCAATCTATTATGTGGGGTGGAACCGTAGAGGTTAGAACTCCTTATAGTTGGAGACCGTTTGTAGAATATACACTAAACATTCCACCCCTTTATCAAAAAGAAGGTGGACATATGAAACCCTTATTAAGAGCAGCATTTAAGGGAGAGATTTCAGATGAACTTCTTTATAGACCTAAGGTTTACTTTGCAAAAGGCTGTAGAACCGGTGATATGATGGAACTTCGTAAAGATACTTTGAAATCTCAATTAAAATCCTTATATTCGTATAAGAATGATATACTACTTAATAAATTTTTCTCAATAAATGGTTAGAATACTTAATATACAAAATGAGGGTGATGAAATGGATGCAGCCATCAGAGAAGCAATGGAAATAATTGATTTATATCCAAAAGTATTTCCCCATTTGGCTGGACAAGGATTTAAGTTGAAAAAATACTTTAATAAACCTAATGGTGGTGTAGTATTGCAAGATGGCGTAGTTATAACCTTTGAGAAAAGCAAGGGTAATTCTAAGATTGCAAGAAAGACATTTGCTAGAAAGAAAAAAGGTGATATGATTATTCACCAAATAGCATCAAAAGAAAGAAATGGTTCTGCTCAAAAAGTATTTAATCAGTTTGTAGAGTATTGTAAATCAAAGCAATGTGAAAACATTATTCTATCAGTTAGAACTGCAAACGAAACAGCTAGAAAATTTTACGAAAGAAATGGGTTTGAATTAGTAGATGAAAATAGTGAAATGTGGCATGGTAAAAAAGAAGGATTTATTTCTGGCTCAATTTATAAGTTGAGATTACCGGCTCATAAAAATATAGAAACCATCATTGATAATAAAAAATATAACTTTATAAGAAATGTATTTAGATTATTTCGACAAATTTAAGGGAATGACTCCTTACTTACACATAGGTAAAGAGGAGTGGACGTATATAAAAAATACATTCGATATTAATGATGTTAAGGAAACATTGGCCGACATTCTTATGGAATACCCAATACCTTACGCACAAATTTCTGATGCAGAAGTATTAGATGCGTATAAGAAATTAAAAGGTACATGGTGGGCTGACATTCTTAAAGAAGGAGAATGGTTTCCACGAAAAGCATCAGAAAGCAGATACCCAATAACATTTAGAGGTAAACAACAATACTTCAGTAGAAATAATGTTGGTAATGAATCCTCTAATTTTTTCCAACAGGCAAATCGTTGGAGTGTAGACGGTACCGTTTCACCTGGCCCAAAAAGAACTTGGGAAACAAGAGAGTTTATGGTTTCACTTATGGGTGGATTATATACTCTTAAATTTGATGAGATAGATAGAAACTCTTTGAGAACTTGTTTAGGTTTAAGAAAATACATTTGTGCACAATTTAAACCTAATGTGGCAAAGGCATTATACGATTATCTTAAAGTAGAGAATGTATTAGATTTTTCAGCAGGATGGGGAGACCGTTTAGCGGGATTCTATGCAAGTGAAACCGGAAAGCATTATGTAGGCGTAGACCCTAGAAAAGAAAATCACCCGATATATCGTCAGCAAGCAGATTGGTATGAAAAACACCGAACATTTTTTGAAATAGAAAAGAAAGCAGATTTTCATTGCTCACCTGCCGAAGATTTAGATTTTTCACAATATACCGACCATTTTGATATAGTATTTACATCACCTCCTTACTTTAATGTTGAGAGGTATTCTTATGATGATACTCAAAGTTGGGTAAGATATAAATCTATTGATGCATGGAATGAACAATTTTTACATAAAGTAATTCATAACTTATGGCCAACTATTCGTAAAGGAGGTTATTTGGCAGTGAACATTGCAGATGTTTATGCTAAATCAAATGATAGAGAAAAGGGTTATGTTGAAATTACAAACCCAATGAATGATTATATCCAAACATTAGGTGCGGAATACGAAGGATGTTTGGGCATGGAGATGGCAAAGAGACCTGGTTCAGCAGGAGCGGGGGCAATTATTGAAGGTGATGAAGACCGTTATACCGAAGAGGCATTAGAAAAAGCAAAGGAAGCGGAAGGTAAAAGATTTTGTGAACCTATTTGGATATGGAGAAAACTATAAAAGAATACTTTAGTAAGTTTTATGATATGAAACCATACCTCACTATTGATGAGGAGGAGTGGGCATATATTTTAAAAACTTATGATAAAGAAGAAATTATAGAAACCCTATCAGAAGTCTGTCATACATATCCATTACCTATACCGGTTTATACTAATGAAGAGGTATTAGAAGATTACAAAAAATTAAAAGGAACTTGGTGGCCTGATATATTGATTGAAGGTAATTGGTTTCCTCGTAATGGTAGAGAGAGTAAATACCCACTTACATTTGATGGTAAGTTTATGTATTTCAAAAAGTATACCGTTGGTAATAAAGCATCCAATAAATTCCACGTAGAGAACCGATATAAAGTTGATTGGGTAAGAGGCCCATCCGGTTGGAGAACGTGGCAGACAGTTGAAGGAATAAAGACCATTGTAAGAGCATTCTTTACATTAGATAAGGTTTTAACTGATGTAAGCATTAATACCTTAAAGATGGCGATGAATTTGAGAAAATATGTAGCATCTCAATTCAAACCAAATGTTGCAAAAGCACTTTACGATTATTTTAAATCCGAATACATTTTAGATTTTTCGGCAGGATGGGGTGATAGATTTGCAGGATTTTATGCGGGTGATAATACTAAACATTATGTTGGTATAGACCCGAACTTAAATAATCATCAACACTATCTTTTGCAAGAAGAATACTATAAGTTTAATCAAACATTTTTTGAGAGTGAAAAAAGAGCTACATTTATTCCACAACCGGCGGAAGATGTAGATTATTCGGAATATGAAAATTATTTTGATACAATTTTTACTTCACCACCTTACTTCAATACTGAAAGGTATTCAGATCACGATACTCAATCTTATTTGAGATATAAAAAAATAGATGATTGGAATACTAATTTTTTACATAAGGCATTAGAGAAAATGATTCCGACTTTGAAGAAGGGTGGAATCTTAGCCGTAAACATTTCAGATGTGTTTTCTGCACCTGATGGTGGGTATGTAGATATAACCAACGCTATGAATGATTTCCTCCATTCTAGGGGGTTAAAATATAGAGGGTGTATTGGCATGGAAATGACGAAAAGACCCAACAGCGGAGGTGCTGGAACTGCCGTAAGTGATTATTATTCAGATGATTCAAAGAAGCAAGCGGAAGAAGGAAAAAATCAAGCATTTGGAGAACCAATATGGATATGGGAAAAATAGATAAAGTTATATTATGGGGTTGTTCTATCAGTTATGGATTAAATGCTGATAAGGATAAAATCTATGGGCAAAGAATTGCTGATTGGTTAGGAGTTCCACTAATTAACCTATCAATTAGTGGTGCAGGTAATATAGTAGGGAGTAATACTCTAATGAATAAACCAATAGAATTTTATAAGAATAGTTTGGTATTATTTCAGACTACATATTTCGAAAGACAAATAGATAAAGACCTTATTCCTAATCCTTTTTATGGTAATAGATTTTTTAAAGAAGTAAACTCTAATAGCTTTAGGGTTGATGATTTTAGAGAAGAGTATGGGGAAAAGGAAGAGATTTTAAGAATAGATGATTGGGTAGGTTATTGGACTGAATACGAAAATTTCTACAATAGAAAGTATTGGCATTACAAAAAAGATTTTGACCACACAAAATGGGTTGATTATCTAAAAGAGTTATTTAAACAAAACAGTTATTCGATTTATTTAGTTCACAAATGGTTTGAAAAAAATGAGATAGAACACTTATTCTTTGATATACCAATTCCTATTATGGGATATAAACTAAATTACAAAGATTATTATGTAGGGAATTCTACATTTTTCGCTAAATCGATGGTAAGATTTTTGACAGAGGAAAGTGAAATTAAAAATTGCTTTTATAACACTTTTAAAGATGAAAACTTTTTCTTCATCGATGAGATAGATGAAAAAAATAAAATAACTGATGTTCTAATTGAACCATTATATAGTGGTAATGATACAACTATATGGAAAGAATGGTTAATGCCGGATAGACCTTATGGAACTCCCGATCCGTGTCATCCTAATGAAAATGGACACGAAAAAATATTTGAAGTATTAAAAAGAAACATTAAAAAATAAAAACAAAAACTATGGCACAAATTTTAGGAAACCAACAATTACCACCTCAGCCAAAAATAGATTGGTCACAGGCACAGGATTTTAATTGTTCAAATTGTGGAGGTGAGTATTTTATCTCCGCAGCTATTATTAAGAAATTTTCAAAATTGGTAACCGGGACAACAAAAGATGCGGTATTACCATTTGATATATTGATATGCGGAAGTTGTGGAAAGCCCGTTGATGAGTTGATACCCGCAGAACTTAGAAAACCAAAACAAGAAAAGCAAGAAGTTAAGACACCTCCTCCACAAGAACCTCAAAGTAATTTAACATTAGAATTGTAGTAGAGTATGAAAGTATTATTTGTTTGTGCATTAAAAGAAGAATCAGATGGATATGATACTTTGTTTGATTATCCGATTATTCATACTGGCGTTGGAAAGATAAACGCTGGATATAAAACGGCTATGGGCATATTGGAACACAAACCTGATTTAGTTTGTAATTTTGGTAGCTGTGGGAGTTTTAGTATGGATAAGGGTATGTTATTAAAGGTTAAAGATGTATATAATGGTGATATGGATGCAGAACCATTAGTTCCCTATTCTATCACCCCTTTCGACCAGGATGGGGATTATTTAGAGATTGAAAATGAAGGAGTTAGCTGCTTCACATCCGAAACCTTTATTACGAAGGAAAAGGTTAAAAACTTTCCCCCTAAAAAGTTGGAATTGTTAAATAAATGTAGTATATTTGAAATGGAATTATACTCAATTACGAGAGTTTGCAAAGAGTTCAAAATACCGATAGTTTCTTACAAATGGGTAAGTGATGATGGTGGGATGGATGATTGGGAAAAAAACTGCAGAATTGGGTATTCTCAATTTAAATTAGAATTTTATAACAAATATATTGCTGGATAATGGCTAAAACGCTTTTCGACCATCTTAACGCTATAACAAAAGACCAAGATCCTAATTACTTCGATAAATTATCCGAAGAAGATTTAAAGACTTGGAGTAATTATATGATTCATAGATTTCTTTCTATGAACTATGATTTTGTAGAAACCATTGCCCAATTTCAACCATTAACTCAAACAATGGAGCCTAAACTTTACTATCTTTTTATGATAGGAGTTTTACCGAAAGGAAAGCAATACCTTCGTTATATTAAGGGAAAGAGTGAGGAATCTGCTAATGAAAAATTAGTAGAATTGATTATGGTAGAATACAATTGTTCAAAAAATACAGCAATTGATTACTACAACATTCTCACTCATATCAAAGAAGGTGATGAATACTTCACTTACTTAAAAACAAAGTATGGAGAAGTAGAAAAAGAAAAAAAATCTACAAAAACTAAAACCAAAAAGAAATAATGGCAAGAGTATCTTTTTCTCAATATTCAATGTGGACATCTTGCCCTCAACAATATAAGCTATCTTATATTGATGGGCTATCTATTTCAAATGCTAACATACATTTGATTTTCGGAACAGCAATGCATGAAACCTTACAAAAGTTTTTAGATGTAATGTATAATGCAACTAAATCATCGGCGTTGGCAATGGATTTGGATATGTTGTTGAAAGATAGATTAGTTGAAAACTTTAATAAAGAAAAAGAAAAGTTAGGAGAGAATGAATTTCCTTGCACAAAAGAAGAGTTAGAAGAATTCTTCGGTGATGGTAGAAAGATACTACAATACTTTAAAAGTAAATTAGTATTGTTCTTTTCTAAAAAGGGATATGAATTGGTGGCAATAGAATTACCACTTAATATGCCTATTAAAGAGAATGTGCACTTTATTGGATTTGTCGATATTATTATCAGAGAAATTGCTACAAAGAAAATTACCATCATAGATTTTAAAACATCAACTGCCGGTTGGAATAAATACCAAAAGGCAGACCCGATTAAGAACGCACAAATCTTATTATACAAAAAGTTTTACGCTGAAAAGTATAAGATAGATGAGGATAAGGTTAATGTAGAATTTCATATCCTTAAAAGAAAAGTTAAGGAAGATGCTGATTATCCAATTCCTCGTATTTCAAAGCACGTTCCTGCGAGTGGTAAACCTTCTATCAATAAAGCATGGAAAGGGTTTATGGATTTCGTAGAGAGTGTATTTGATGAAGAGGGAAAATATAAAGATGTAGATTATCCAACTAACAAAGGGAAGCAGTGTGATTGGTGTGAGTTTAAGGAGAGAAAAATTTGTTCATTGTGGAGTTAATTAAAGGAATACTATGGGGAATAATTGGCCAAATTACATCTTTTTTACAACTACAAGGTAGTATAAAATTTGGATGGTTTCAAAAATACCCATTATTGATTATAATAAGTGCAATGCCAGGAATGTGGTTCTATCTAAAATCGGTAAACCATTTAGTAAACGCATTTGATGGAGCATTATGGCCCTCCCGTCTAATTGGATTTGGAGTGGGTATAATAGTATTCGTATCTCTTAGCATACTAATTTTTAGAGAACCTATTACCGTAAAAACATTCATTTGCTTAATTTTGGCTTCCGCCATATTAGGGATACAAGTTTTTTGGAAATAATTATCTTTTTGGAAAAAAAATATATATATATTTATATATACAAAAGATAATAATATGGATGTTAAACTAACGAGTGTAAAGATTCTTAAAGATCTTTATTCGCAATTCAAAAGGGTTACAATTGATGACAAAATGAGTTTACAAAAATTAGTAAATCGTTCTCTCACAATGTATGTAGAAGACCCAAACTTTAAAAACAAAATTGATTCATTTTCAGAATTACAAATTTCTGGTTCACAGTTTTAATTTATGAATAATAAAAAAACAATTCTTCTTCTATCAGATGATTTAAGAATGCATAGTGGTATAGCTACTATGTCAAAAGAAATAGTTTTAGGTTCCGTAAGCAAATACAATTGGATTCAGGTTGCAGCAGCCGTTCAACATCCCGAAGTTGGGAAAATAATTGATGTATCCGATGATGTAAAAAAGCATAGTGGTGTTGAAGATGCTAGTGTAATACTTTATCCTAATAGTGGATATGGTAATGCGGATTTAATTAGAAACCTATTATCTAAACACAAAATAGATGCTATCCTACATTTTACCGACCCTCGTTATTGGATTTGGTTGTATGATATGGAGCATGAAATTCGACAAACTTGTCCAATTTTCTTCTACCATATTTGGGATGATTTGCCAGATCCACACTACAATAGAGATTACTATGAAAGTTGTGATTGGTTGGGTTGTATCTCTAAGCAAACTTATGGCATTGTTAAAAGAACCGGTGCATTACAAAATGGGAAAACTTGGAAGCCGTTGGAAGATTGGCAAGTAAGTTATGTTCCACATGGTGTATCAAAATTGTATAAACCATTAGAAGATAGTAGTGATGAGTTGAAACAAAAACTATTTGCAGGTAATGATTACGAATTCGTAGTTTATTGGTCAAATAGAAACATTCGTAGAAAACAACCATCAGATGTTATTTGGGCATTCCAAAAGTTTTTAGATAAATTACCGGAGGAAAAGAGAAAGAAGGTGATGTTATTGATGCATACACAGCCGGTCGATGAAAATGGAACTGATTTAGTTGCCGTTGCAAAAAGATTAGCACCTGATGCAGAAATTAAATTTTCAACGAATAGATTATCTACCGAACAAATAAATCAATTACTAAATCTTTGTGATGTATCGGTGAACATTGCCGGTAATGAAGGATTTGGCCTAACGACTTGTGAAGGTATAATGGCAGGTGTTCCATCTATCTTATTAGTGACAGGTGGTTTGCAAGACCAATGTGGATTTAAATTGGATGGAAAGTTATTAACCGCAGAAGATTATGTTAAGATTGGTTCTTTGCATGATTGGAGAGAATGGGAAGATAAAGTAGAGCATGGAGAATGGGTTAAGCCATTGTGGGCAAGGGCTCAAAATATGAACGGTTCAGTTCCAACTCCTTACATCATAGATGATAAAATAGATGTATATGAATTAGCAGATGCATTTAAGTATTGGTATGACATTCCGAAAGAAAAAAGGAAAGAAATGGGATTAAAAGGTAGAGAGTTCATCCTTTCAGAAAACGGATTCTATTCACAAAGAATGGCGGATGAAATGGTTAAAGGGATGGAAAGGGCCTTTGAAAATTGGAAACCAAAAGAAAGATTTGAATTATATAAAATAAAATAAGTTACGAATGGCTAAACCATTTTTATTATATCAAGCTCCAATAGCGACTAGGAGTGGATATGGAGATCATGCAAGAGATTTACTCAAATCATTTAGAGATTTAGATTATTATGACATTAAGATTGTTTCAACGAGATGGGGAGCAACCCCTATGGATCAACTTAATCCAAACGATGAATTTCATAAATGGATACTAGATAATATTGTTGGTGAAATAAATATACAACCTGATGTATATGTTCAGATGACAGTTCCAAATGAATTTCAACAAGTAGGAAAATTTAATATAGGGGTTACCGCTGGAATTGAAACGACTGTAATACCGAAGGATTGGGTTGATGGGTGTAACCGAATGGATTTGGTTATTACAACTTCACAGCATTCTAAATCAGGTATAGCTGGGACACAATGGACAGAAAGGGATAAAACCACTCAACAGGTAATAACCGAACATAGAGTTTCAAAGCCGGTAGAAGTTTTATTTGAAGGAACTGATTACAAAGAGTTAGATGGTTTGGATAAATTAGATTCTATTAAAGAAAACTTTTGTTTCTTATTCGTAGGCCATTGGTTACAAGGAAATCTTTATCATGATAGAAAAGATGTAGGCGGAATGATTCAAACATTTCTTTCTGCATTTAGTAGAACGAAGGGTGAGAAACCTGCCCTAATACTCAAAACCTCATCAGCGGGATTTTCAATTAGAGATAGAGAAGAAATTCTCCGAAAAGTTGAAGAGGTAGCATCTCAGGTTAAGAGTGATGTTTCAATTTATCTTATACATGGTGATTTAACACCTGATGATATGTGGAAGTTATATAATCATCCAAAAGTAAAAGCGACTATCTCATTTACACATGGTGAAGGATTTGGAAGACCTCTATTAGAATTTAGTATGACAGGAAAACCAGTAATAAGTAGTGGTTGGAGTGGTCAATTAGATTTTCTAAATGATAAACAATCAGTATTATTAGATGGTGAATTAAAAAATGTAGACCCATCAGCTTCAAATCAATTTTTATTACCTGAATCACAATGGTTTTATGTAAATTATAGTAATGCGGCTTTCAAATTAATTGATGTGTTTAATAATTATGATAAATACCTCTCCGAATCTAAAAAATTAGGTAGGGATAATATAAATAAGTTTTCACATAATAAAATGACAGAGGCCCTAAAAGGTATTTGTGATAGACATATAAAGGTTGCAAAGCATGTTGATTTAATACTACCAGAATTCTAAAAAATGGCAGAATCTAGGATATATCTACCTCTATGGGGAAAATTGTTTAAGACAAGTAGAAAGGTTTCGACAACTATTATGAAACCTGGTAATTTTTACAAAATACAAGTTTATAAATATGCGGACCCATCTCAAACAAAAGTTTTGGCAGGATTAGATACTACTTACATTTTTTTAATAGGAAAATTTAGAGGTAAAGATGAAAAAGGTATGATTCATTACTATTTTCCTGCACTAAAATTAAAGCATGTAAATCCTCGTAATTTCTTTTATGCATTAGAAGCGGCTACTGATTCAATTAGTGAACAAAAAATTGATGAAGCAGAAGAGTTTAGATTTCTTTTAAGACAATTTCCATTAGATGGTAAACCTCTATTTACAATCTTAAAAAAGAAACCTTTAATATACGATGGTAATTATAGAGAATACAAAATGGCTTCAATAAGATCAGTTGAAGAAGTTGAATTAACTAAGTCTTATATAAAATCAAAAATGATTAGAGGTTATACTAATAAAGAGAAAATTGATGAGGAGAAGAAATTAGAAAAACCTAAACAAACTCCACAGGAGTTAAAAAAGGAAGAGAAGGTCGAAAAGATAATAAAACAAAAAGAAATTAATTTAGAACCACCGCCTGAGAGTATTGCGGAAAAAATAGAAGTAATTAATCAGACATCACAACCAAACACATAGTTATGACATCTAAAGAATTTGTCCTTTGGTTAAAAGGATTTACCGAAGGAGTGCATGAATTTAATGTTACTCCGAAACAATGGGATTTATTAAAAGATAAATTGAAAGAAGTAAGTGATGAACCGAAAATAGGAACTCCAATTGGAGAAGGTGGATGGGGAACACCCAATACAACACCTGTATGGCAACATCCACATTATGTAGACCCATACCACCCATATAGGATAACGTGTCAACCGGATACAAATGGTACAACACTAACATCATCTGGTAGTGGTGGAACTATTGTAGCTACGCCTGGATATGGTTCTATTACATACTCTAATCCACCATTTGGATTTGGAAGTACATCAACTGCATATGGTTATCCGAGTGGTAGTGCTTGGAGTTATACAAATTCAACAAATAATAAGCCGGTTCAATCGGAAGAACATTCTGAAAAACACCACAACGAAGATTAAGTATGAAAATAAGTTACGCTATAACTGTTTGTAATGAGTTAAAAGAACTCACCTCATTAATTAACTTTCTCCTCGTGCGTATAGATAGCGAGGATGAGGTTGTTATTCAATATGATAGTGAATCAGTTACAAAAGAAGTTGTGGATTATCTCAATATAATTAGTGATATACAAAAACAAATTAAGATTATATCATTTCCTCTTAATAAAGATTTTGCATCCTTTAAAAATAATCTAAAAGAACATTGTGAAGGAAAATACATTTTTCAAATTGATGCAGATGAAGAACCATCGGAAATTTTATTAGAGAGATTAAAACAAATTCTGACTATAAATGAAGTTGATATAATTTTTGTTCCAAGAGTGAATACCGTAGAAGGATTAACTCAATCACATATTCAAAAATGGGGTTGGAAAGTTGATGATAAAGGTTGGGTAAATTGGCCTGATTATCAAACTCGTATTTACAAAAATACCGAAGAAGTTCAATGGCATGGAAAAGTGCATGAAAGAATAACCGGATACACAACTTTTACAAATTTCCCATCAGATGAAAATTACTCACTATATCATCACAAGGAAATAGAAAGACAAGAAAAACAAAACGATTTTTACGATAAAATTTAATAATATGAAAAAAGAAATTCTAATTGTAGTCCCATCTAGAAGTGGTGATAGCAAAAGATTCCCTAATGTAGATAGGTTTATAGAAAATTGGAAGGAAAATACCGAAGGGTTTAGTGATTTATGTATAGCATTAGATGATGATGATTCACATCAGTATCCAATTAGAGACGGTGTTATATACGAAATTAATCCACGTATTAGAATGATTCCAACACTTAATCAAATTGCTTTGAAATATGCCAACCAGTATAAATGTATAGCATTTTTTGGAGATGACCATATTATTAAAACAAAATGGGAATCAAAATTTTTACAATTTTTTGAAGAAAATAATAATATAGGAATAGCTTACGGTAATGATTTGTTACAAGGAGCTAAACTACCTACCGCAGTTTGCCTAACATCTAACATAATTAATCAATTAGGATTTATGGTGCCGAATTTTCTGATTCATATGTATGCAGATAATTTCTGGTTAGATTTGGGTAATAGTTGCCAAATTATAAAATATTTTGATGATGTTGTATTTGAACATATTCATCCTGATAATGGTAAAGCGGAAAGAGATTCACAGTATGTTGATGCGGCTTCGGTGGCATATATTGACCAACAAAAATATATGGATTATAGAAGAGGATTTGATTTCTTAAATGATGTAAATAAAATTAAAGATTTAATTGAAGAATAATGGGATACTCGCAACACAATGAAGATGAATTAATCTTATCACACTTAAAGGAATTTAATTTAGAAAGAGGCGGAACGTTTTTAGATGTTGGTGCAAATGATGGTGTAACATATTCAAATTCAAGATTATTTATTCAGAATTACGAGTGGGAAGCGGTGTTGATAGAGCCTACTACCGATTGTGTTAATAAATTAAATGAATTGTATAAAGAAAATGATAAAGTAACTATATTCGATTATGCAATAGATTTAGAAGAGGGTGAGAAGGAAATTTATTTAGGTTCTCTGCATAATGAAGGTGTTAATCAAATTTCTACATTAAACCATATTGATAAAAATTATTGGGAAACGAATAGAGGTGTTCGTTATAATAGTGAAATAATTAAAACTACTACTCTTTCAAACATTCTTAAAAAAGTAAAATATAAGGATTTTGATATAGCAAGTATAGATGTTGAAGGGAATGATTTAATAGTTTTGAATCAGATGATAGATGAAAATATATTCCCAAAGTTTATCATATTTGAATATAATGGTAATACCCCTATTTTACAAAACGCTATAAATTCACTAAATCAAAAATATGATATAATATTTGATAACCTGATAAATGTAATTTTTAAATTAAATTTATGAAAGTTTTATTGAGTTGTTTAAATGTAAATGGATTAGGGGGAAGTGAATTATATCATTATGAGTTAGCCAGAGAATTAAATCTATTAGGAATCGATGTAACCCTTTTTACTTTAAGAGACATTGATAGGGGTGATTTAGTAAGAAGAAAATTAGAGGAGAATAATGTTAAACAATGCGACTTACATAATATAGATGTAAATCAAAATTACGATTTAATAGTAGCAAGCCAGCCAGAGGTAAACCAATTTATATTAAAATACTT